GTTACTACCAACTGGACCGTGTTGAGTTTCTCGAGCTCGGGGCGGAGGTACCTGTAAAGGTCATCACCGTCCCTAAGACGCCCAGTAAACCCAGAGTCATCGCCATCGAGCCCACTGCAATGCAATATTGTCAGCAGGCCATCTCTCATAGCATCGTCGATGCAATTGAGAATCACCGCGAAGCTGCGCCATCCTGGCGTGGTCAACGTTGTGACTTTGGCGGACTCTTCGTCGGTTTCAAAGAACAGGAGCCAAATCGCGCTCTTGCTCGAGAAGGCAGCCTCAATGGCCGCCTCGCGACGCTCGATCTGAGCGAAGCATCCGACAGGGTACTGAACCGGCATGTAGAACTCCTCTTTGCTAGAAACCCCGCTTTAGGGCGGGCGATCCAAGCTTGTCGGAGTTTGAAGGCCGATGTGCTTGGTCATGGGGTTATCCCCCTGGTCAAGTTCGCGTCTATGGGCTCAGCGCTCTGCTTTCCGGTTGAAGCGATGGTTTTCACTTCCATCGTGTTCGCCGCGATTGCGTACGAGCGGAGAGAACCCGTCTCCCGTCGGCTCTTCATTGAGCTGGCTGGGAAGGTGCGTGTCTACGGAGACGATATTATTGTCCCCGTGGAATACGTGGAGCGAGTGATCCAATTCCTGCGGGCCTTCGGGCTCGTCGTGAATCTAGACAAGTCTTTCTGGACGGGCAAGTTCAGGGAGTCTTGCGGTGGAGATTACTACTCGGGTGAGTGGGTTACCCCTACTCGCTTGAGAAAGCGTCTTCCATCGTCACTCGCCGACGTTGATGAAGTGGTCGGTTTGGTCGCCTTTCGGAACCTCCTCTACTGGGGTGGTTACTGGGAGACGGTCAAGGTACTCGACGAAGAAATCATGATCCTGTCAAAGGGTGACTGGTCAATCGTCGATCAGACCGCTGGAGACTTAGGACGTGAGTCCGTGCTGCCTTATCAGGCTGAACGGTTTCACCCCTACACACACGTACCCCTTGTTCGCGGGATGCGTGTGCGCTCTACAACACCGGAGTCTCCAATTACCGGTGAGGGCGCTCTCCTGAAGTTCTTGTTCCGGCAGTCTTTTCTGCCGTTTCAGGATCCGAAGCATCTAGAACGTCAAGGACGTCCCGTTGCCGTCGGCATCAAGC